CGTATGAGAGGTAACTTAATGGCTAAACGTGTTGATTTTAGTGCTCGTTCAGTTATTACGGCTGACCCTAATATTTCTATTAGAGAATTGGGTATTCCTATGAAAATTGCTAAAAATATTACGAAACCTATCGTTGTAAACAGAATTAATAAAGCTTTCTTAACTAAATTAGTGCAAAATGGACCTGATGTATGGCCTGGCGCTAAAATATTAGAAAGACAAAATGGACAAAGTATTACTCTGCGTTATTTAGATAGAAAGAGTATTGTTCTTGAAGATGGTGACATCGTTCATCGTCATATGATGGATGGCGATGCAATCCTGTTTAACAGACAACCTACTCTTCACAGAATGAGTATGATGTGTCATATTGCTAAAATTATGAAGCAAGGCGATACATTTAGAATGAATGTAGCAGATACAAAACCATACAATGCGGATTTTGATGGGGATAGACATATGTAATTACATTTTGTCCCCAACAGGGAGCGTTAAAAGCGTGTTACTCCCTAGTTAGTTGTTTCAATAAATAATTGAAATTCAAAAGCACTTAAATAGAATAATGTTAATATAGTAATGGAACCGTCAAACCGACAAAAACTATCAAATATAACATTAGATAATCCAACCGAAAGATATTGTGAAATATATAAAATAGTTAATTTATCAAATGGTAAAATATATGTAGGACAAGCAGTTTCTCATATATTGAATCATAAAAAATATAGACCATATGGACACGAAGGTAGGTTTCGTTGTCATATTTCAGAGGCTTTCTCAACAAAGAAAAATCAATCACATTATTTAAATAATGCTATACGAAAATATGGCGTTGAAGATTTTGTGGTCGAATTAATCGAATGTTGTGAAATTACAGATGCCGATGAAAGAGAAATATACTACATCAAAGAATTAAATAGTTTGTATCCCTCTGGATATAATCTAAAGAATGGTGGAAGTGTGTTTACTCATAGTGACGAAAGCAAGAAACGTGTTTCTAATGGTGTAATTAATTATTATAAAGATAAAAAGTTCGATAGATTTAAAAATGTCACAAAAATAGATGATGACATTGATAAATATATTAAACCTTTGAAAAAATACAATGAACAATATGGTTGGTATGTTTATATAGATAAATGTAAAGCCGATTTTGGCGGTATACATATTCCATTAGATAAAAGTAAAAATAGTGCAATTGAATTCATAAATTATTTAAAAACACAATTAGCAACATGACCAAATTGCGGGAAACCTCCTTAGAGCCTTTACTACCACTCACTATCGGAAACGTTAGTGAAGAACTCGGTTAATAGCCGAACCCAATGGTAAAAATGTAAAGGATTGGGCAATCCGCAGCCAAGCTCCTAATCTCGCTATGATAGAGAATGGAGAAGGTTCAACGACTAGACGGTTATGGGTATTATATGATGGCTTAATCAACCTGATAATGCTTAAGGTATAGTCTGTCCCTATTGGAAACTTTAGGGAAATTCATGGAAATGAATTTACATATGCCTCAGGATCCAGAATCTGAGTCCGAATTAAAAAATTTAGCGGCAGTGCCATATCAAATTATTAGCCCTGCTAACAACGCAGCAATTATAGGTATTTACCAAGATTCAATGCTTGGTTCATATCGGTTTACCAGAGAAGGGATTGATTTTACACAAAAAGACGCGATGAACTTATTAATGATGTTTAATCGTGTCAATACTGACGCTCTCAAAAGAAATAGAAATGACAAAGTATCTAATTTTGAAATATTATCTCAGATTTTACCGCCTTTATCATTGAAGGTTAAAAACAAACAATATGACGGAGATAAAGAACAATCAGGTACTTCTAACAATATTATTGAAATTATTGATGGAAAATATATTCGTGGTCAAATGGACAAAGGTATCTTAGGTTCTGGAACCAAAGGTCTAATCCATAGAGTATGTAATGACTTCGGTAATATGGCTTCTGCACAATTTATTGATGACTTACAAAATATTGTTACAGAATATATGAAACAAAGCGCTTTCAGTGTTGGTATAAGTGATTTAATTACTGACAACAAAACAAATGAAAAAATTGTTACTATTATTACCGATAAAAAAACTGATGTTAAAAATCTCATTGACCAAGTCCAAATTGGTGTTTTCGAAAATAATTCTGGTAAGACTAACGAAGAAGAATTCGAAACCAAAGTCAATAATATTCTTAGTAAAGCTCAAAATGATGCTGGTCGAGAAGCTCTTAAGAATTTGAGTATAGACAATCGTTTCGTTGTTATGTTTAATTCTGGTTCCAAAGGTTCTGAAATTAACATTCAACAAATGACTGCTTGTTTAGGTCAACAGAATGTTGATGGCAAACGTATTCCTTACGGATTTGAACACAGAACACTTCCTCATTTCACTAAATACGATGATTCTGCTGTTGCTCGTGGATTTGTTGAAAGTTCTTATATAAATGGTCTATCTCCACAAGAATTATTCTTCCACGCTATGGGTGGTCGTATTGGTTTGATTGATACTGCCGTAAAGACTTCTACAACTGGTTATATCCAAAGAAGATTAATTAAGGGTCTTGAGGATTTGATGGTTAACTACGATATGACAATCAGAACTAATAAGAATAAGGTTGTTCAATTCTCATATGGCGATGACTCTATCGATACAGTAAAAGTTGAAAATCAAGACCTTCCAATTGTAGAGATGAGTGTCCAGGATATTTACTCTCACTATGCCATAATAGATGATAAAACCAAATCGAAAAAGTTATCTAGTATGTTTGTTAAGAGTGCTTATACACGTCAAAAGAAACAAGAAGAAGAAGTAAATGAAAAATGCGAGTTTTACATTAATTACATAATTGACAAGAGAAACGAAATTGTGAAAAATGTATTTAACAATAAGTCTGATAAAGTAGTAAGAGTTCCTGTTGCATTTGCTTATATTATTCAAAATATTATTGGACAACAGGGTATAAACAGTAATTCTCTTGTTGATATCACTATGCTAGAAGCTTTTGAAATGATTGAAAATAATTACAGCAAACTTGAGAAAATTGTATTTGCTGCCCCAACTGAATTATTCAAGGTTCTATATTATTATTATTTATCACCGAAAGATTTACTTATTAATAAGAGATTCAATAAAAATGCACTCATTATCCTTCTAGAAACAATTATATTGTCTTACAAAAGAGCTATTGTTGCTCCAGGAGAAATGGTTGGTATGATTGCCGCGCAAAGTATTGGAGAACCGACAACACAGATGACGCTGAACACTTTCCATTTTGCCGGTGTAGCGTCTAAATCCAATGTAACTCGTGGTGTTCCAAGAATTGAAGAATTATTGTCTTTATCTAATTCTATTAAAAATCCATCTCTAACTATATATTTAAAGTCTGATGAGCAAAGCGATAAAGATAAGGCTAGCACTATTCAATATATGATTGAACACACTAAACTAGAAGAAATAGTAAAGAGTGTAGAAATCTGTTTCGACCCAGATGACCTTAATACAATGATCTCTCAAGATAAATTAACTATGTCAGAATATCGAGAATTTGAAAGTTTAATTGATGAATGTCTAGGTCAAGACGTTTCAAAAGACCAAACCGAAAAATCAAAATGGATTATTCGAATGGAAATGGACCCCGAGGTTATGTTGGAAAAGAATATAACTATGGATGATGTTAATTTCACACTAAATAACACATATAAAGAAGAATTATCGTGTGTTTATTCTGATTATAATTCGGATAAACTAGTGTTTAGAATTCGTATAAACAATATCTTAAAGAATTCAACAGGTAAAAACAGTAAGAAGAAAAATGTAAACCCATTAGACCAATCAGACCAAATATATATCTTGAAAAATTTCCAAGACCAATTATTGAATGGAATTGTATTGCGTGGAGTTAAACACATTAATAAAGTTATTCTTAGAAAGGTAAAGGATAACTTGGTAGAAAAAGGCGGAGCATACAAAAAGGAAGATATTTGGGTTCTCGATACTATTGGAACAAATCTATTGGATGTTTTGGGTTTAGATTATATTGACTCAAACAAGACAATAAGCAATGATGTAATGGAAATATTTGATGTTTTGGGAATGGAAGCAGCCAGACAATGCATTTACAATGAATTGTCAGAAGTATTAGAATTCGATGGTGCTTATGTAAATGCACATCATATGGGTTTATTATGTGACAGAATGACATTTACAGAGAAATTGATATCGATTTTCAGACACGGTATTAATAATGATGATATTGGTCCTATTGCAAAGGCATCCTTTGAGGAAACTCCTGAGATGTTCTTGAAAGCAGCAAGACACGCTGAATTAGATTCGATGAGAGGTATTTCAGCAAATGTTATGTGTGGACAAGAGGGTTTATTCGGAACTGCATCATTCCAAGTAGTTTTAGATATTAACGAAATGATTAACCTAGAAGAAAAGTATAAATATGAATATGCTGATAAAGATGAACTAATAAATGAGGGGCTATTTGGAGGAATTGAGGACCAAACCGATATTTGTAGCACCCAAAACTTACAAATCCAAACAAATGTTAGCAATATTCAATCAGAGGAATTGGGAGATGAAAACACTTATGACCCATTCGCTTAAATTATGTGTTTTATAAAGTATATAGTGTATAAAGTATATAGTGTATAAAGTATATAGTGTATAATAAAAATTATAATATATTAAAAGTTGTATTTAAAATTATAGTAGTAATTTAATAAATAATGAAAACTTTTTTTAATATATTACAGACAATAATAAACCAAAAAAATAAAAGTTATCCTGATGAGAATTTCAGTGGTCCGGAATCTCATCGAAGTGAAGAACAGTTACATATAGGATGTTTAATATATAACATTTTTTATGAAGTGAAAAAGAATAAATACATGGATAAACACAAAAATAATGCGCATTCTAAGTTAGGTTCTTTAAATCATTTTTTAGATAATTCTTTTTCCACAAAAGAACTTAAAGAAAAACTATTCGACATTTTTTCCGAAGCTCAAAAATATTATTTTGCATTTTCCAGATTAGCCCACATATATAAAATGAAAAAATACCCCACTGTTGTTTCCGATGACCTAATGCTTAATTCACTTGACATTAATCATAAAAATACTTTTATCCTTATTGATAATAAATCCAAATATTTGTTCAGCTTGAATGACCTTGTTTCTATTATTGAAACTGCTATAGGAAACTCACCAAACTTCTTTTCTGAACCTTTATCCCCCAATAATCCATACAATAAACAACCATTTACCGATGCAACTCTTTATAATATTTATTTTAAAATGAAACATTCTGGCAGACTAATTTCCACTTTATTTCACTTCTTTTTTCTTGAAGAATTCAACCGAAATAACTTTTCTGAACATTACGAACCTTATATTAGAG